TGACCATCAGCTCACGCTGGCTGAAATTCTGGCGGTAGGCTTTCACCTCGGAAATGGTCTTACATCCCCATGCGCTGATATACCCGAAAGCACGCAGCTTCTGACAGACTGATGCCAGTGCAACAGCCACCTCTTTGGTATCCAGTCCCGGCACGCCGAGAATACGCGGTTTTACACCGGTTACCGACTCCGCCGCCAGCAGGGCTTTCAGTCCGGTGTACTGACCGTTTTCGTCGGTGGTGCCGATGATATTGGAAACGGTCTGCGCGAGTTTCGTTTCTTCGTCTTCGCCGGTGCCGTCTTCCACACGCACGACAACGGTGACCGGTTTTGACTGGTCGGCGATGGCCTGTAACGATGCCGCCAGCGTGCCTTTTTTACCGGCCTTCGCAATTGCGCTCTGCACATTGGTAATCAGCACCGGTTTATTGAGGGGGAAGGTTTCCGCATCTGCATCGCTGGCCGTGCAGACCATGCCGACAATGGCCGTGGATACGGTGGAAATGACGCGGGTGCCGTCGTTAATCTCCAGCACCTGCACGCCATGATGATAGTCACTCATCCGTTTAACTCCGTGGTTAATGGGTGCAACTATTTTCTGTTGGGCAGTGCATGAGACGCTATTTGACCTGGCTGGTCAGTGGATGAAACAACAGATAAAGAAAAGGCGGGCAATCAGCTTGCCTGCCTTGATTTGTACTCTCTCTGTTTCCAACTGACAAATTACGTAACCAAAATTCTGTCAAATCTGACAGCCTGTTTTGAGCGAAGAGCGGACCTGAGATTGTGGTATGCTAATTTATGGGGAGCAGGTCAATTGTATTAGTTATCTTTTTGCTTTTCTTTATCCCATTTCTTTGCAGTGGTCTGATACCACTCTTCACGTGCTCGTTGTTCCTCGGCTCTGTCACTTGAATTATAGTTGTCTGTTTTAATTTTTTTGCTTCCCTGGGAAATCGGCCTCCAGTCTTCTCTAATCTTTTTCATCTGCTCAGCTATCTGTGTCATTGGACTCCTTGCACCTAAGTAGCTAACCCCCTCGAAAGAAGCCATATCATAAGAATACTCATTCCGCTCTCTTTCAGTTGAGCCCGGCTGTTTAGACCAGCTAATACTAACAGAATAAACTTGATCTTTAATCTGGTCATACTTACAAAGACTGCTGTTGAGGGAATGGCCGTTTTTCAATACGCTAACCTTGCTAAATGGTATACCTTTATTTTTTCTATGTTCTGCATTAACCAGTGGGGGATTAAATCCGACTTCAATATCATAGGCTGGGGCATTTCCGGTATTAGCAATATTGATATCAAAATAAAAAGCAGCCCAAGAATTTGGTTCAAGAGTCACAACGACATGAGGTTGAACTGATGCGTCAACCATCCTTTTTGTCTCGTCTGCTAATAGCCTTGTTACTCTCCACAAGAAAAATGTAGCAACTGCTGTTAGCAATGCTGCCAAAGCCGAGATAAGTGTACTTACTGTGTTTATATGCTCTGCGATAAATTCGATCATGAGTTGTCCTTGGGGGCGTACTAATTGTTTTCAATACTAAAATAGCGCCGGGCTTGAAAAATTGCACACTTATGGTTCGATTTACCTCAACAGTTAAGGCTTCTACTTCCCCCATGCACCTCACCCAGCCCAAGACTGTATGAGGTCTGACAAAGAACTTCCTGACACTTGAAAACGAGGCAACGGCTAGGGTTTCTCGTAGGGCAAGGATTGAATACGAAGCCTGTATATTGCTCCGCAAACGCTGCTGAGGGCAGTTTAAATGTTGGGCGTTTATGTAGCCTTTCACTCACCAGCATGAGTTCAATGTCTGTGAGTTACCGACAACAATATAAAGAGGGTGGCATCATCATATATCCAAGCTAGAGTCAAATCCTCCAACTGGTTTTATGATCAGTGTCAATTGTTTGATTATTGAACGTTTACGAAGCAGCACGGGAGCCATATAACTAATGGGCAGGTATAAGCCTGTATCACGAGGAATCAGTAAAATGGCTGATGATAAGACCAAAATCGGTACCCCTGACAATGATTTAATAAGTATCAAACAGGATTACGAGAGACGTGATTGGGCTGAAAAGTTTGGAGTTAGCGAGGCCAAACTTGTTCAAGCCGTACAGGCTGTAGGTCATTCGGCTAAGAAAGTACAGGCATGGCTTAAAGACCATTAATATATGAGCGCCTTTCTAGGCGCTTTTTTCTTTGTCCTTTGGGAGATGATTTATGGCTAATAATTTATTTATTACTTACGACCTCATTAAAACGAAAGATTATGCGGCTGTGTATGATGCAATTAAATCTTTAGGAAATTGGGCTTTAACAACTGAATCGAACTGGTATGTTAACTGTAGTTACTCTGCCGAGGATGCAGCCAAAATTGTGAGGGCGGTCATGGATAGTGATGATAAGCTTATTGTTGTAGACGCAACCAATAACTCAGCTTATTGGTACAATCTCTCAGATGAAGTTAGTAACCAAATTCTGACTGAGTGGAACAAGTAATTAAAGGGGGTGGACAGCCCCCTTTAATTCAGAAACTATCATGATTGAAACATTAAATATACTGGGTTAATTCTTTCATCCTTGCTCCCTTGCTATATGTCCTGAAAGCGTCCTTTTTAGCCTTCTGCTCAGTATGTCCGGTAATGGCACAGAGCGGACTGCCAGATTAGGCTTTACTCTGTGCCATAGATATGTAAGCTCACACCAGAGTTCATACAACTTATTGCGGCATTTCCGGCCATTCAGGATTTGCAGGATCCACACGACTGACCAGAACGCTGTAGCGTTCCCATGCCTCCAGTCGACTGCGCTCCTCATCTGTTGCCATATTCAGCCTGACAGCGCGCTCCAGTGGCAAAATCACGGATTCGGCTTCGGAAAGCAAAGTTGCCTTTTGTGATTCTGCCAGTTGCTGCTGTTCGTCTGCCGTATAAATCCGCTTAATCACTGCACCATCCTTAAACATCCATTTACCTGAGTCATCAGCACGCCGGTTGGCAGTAATATCAGGAACCTCAACAACGCTAAAACCTTCAGGATTAAGCGTTGAAGCATCTCTGGTGATAGCGACAATAATATTATTTTCATCGTAAACAATCTTTATTGTGTCTGGCTGAAAGTTCTTCACTTCCTCATACCAGTTTTTTCCGTCCTCAGAGTAAAGCCAGATAACTCCGTGTTTCTTTGTTAACTCATACTGTTCCAGTGTTTTAGCGTTACCCGCTTTTATGTTCTTTAAGTGCATCATATTAAACGCTCGCTACATTATACCAGGTGCCATTTATATACTTTTGGACGGGTCTGTAATAAACACCCGCTATATTATCGGCAGAGTTGGAACCTGTATCCTGAACATTAATACCAGACAATACATGACCTGATGGGCACTGGAAATTCCATGTTTGCCAGTTGTTCACTCCATAATATTGCTGTGAACCAAGTCGAACATCTTTCACATATCTGGAATCAAAATTGCCATAGTTGCCGGGAATAACTTGCGAACCACAAAGCCAGTTACCGTTATTATCCATGTATGCCTGACCATCGGTGCCATTGGCTGTCCTTGAGTTATTAATCATGTAGATGCCAAATTGCTTATTTCCCAGACCGCCAATCATAAATTTGCGGTCGGCATGGTCCTGACGGAGCAAAGCCTGAGCACCATCAGTGGATACCGCATTACGTCCAAAAATAACATTCTGGTCACGCATATGAATCCACATGCCTGTGCTGCTGTTAATTGCAAGGCGGTTTGCGTACACCCATGCGTTAGTTGTTATATCTCCTGTAACATCCAGAGCGTGCCCCATAGTTATGCGACCAGTTCTGAGATTCAACGAAAAGGGGCGTAGTGGCCCGATATCACCATTTTCCCCCTCATTCTCTCGTGTGGGGATAATATGCAGGCATTCTTCAGAACGGCGAAAAATAGCACCAAAGGATGAATTAAAGATTCTCAGTGCATTGACTGTCGATATTTTTACTTCACTGCTGAAAAGGGCTTTAACAAGGACAGACAAAGCATCCCATTTAAGATTCATCAGGTCTTTTGTTGTGGTGCCCTGACGGCTTCTCCATTTGAAATATTCATTGCCGTTGTCGCCTGTTTCAAACCACATGTATGAATCAGTGTCACCATCGGCATCATTTTTAAATCCAATCTTCGCCCAGTCAGTATTTCGAATCCAGGCAAGGATTGAGTCGTTTTCAAAAGTAAGTCCACCGGACAAGGTATCGCCATTTTTTTGCACGGCGTTCCCGGCTCGGTTTACCGTTTCCTGTAAACCGAGATATTCGATAACGGCGGCAACGGTCGATTTAGCCAGAATATCCCGCCCGACTTTTGTCAGGGTCGCCAGGCTGGCAACATCATTCCCCGTAAAATACGGAAACCTGTCTGCCGCAGTAGCAAGCCCCGCCAGCGCCGTCAAAGTGGCATCTTTCGGTTGCTTACCCGCAAGCGCATTAGTCATGGTGGTAGCAAAATTCGGGTCATTGCCCAGCGCCGCCGCCAGCTCGTTCAGCGTATTCAGTGCGTCAGGCGACGAGTCTACAAGGGCGGCAATCGCGGCCATAACGAAAGCCGTGTTTGCGATCTGAGTATTATTCGTTCCCTGTCGCGCAGTTGGCGTCGTTGGCGTTCCGGTCAGTGCAGGGCTGTTTAATGGCGCTTTCTTGTTCGTTTCATCCATTACCGTCTTAACGGCTTTTGGTGTTGCGGCGAGCGTTTCAGACATGCTGTTGGTCGCACTACTTAGCTGGACAAGACCTTTTCGCGCTGTGGTAGCGTCCTGTGCGGTATATTTCCCGTTAGCAAGGTCATATGCGGCCTTAACCGCTTTCGGCGTTGCGGCCAGTGTTTCAGACGTGCTGTTGGTCGCATTGCTTAACTGAGTAAAACCTTTTGCGGTCAGCGAGGCGTCCGGGTGACGTCGTGACTGTTCATGCTCTGCAATTTTGTCATCAACGTAATCCTGCGTCGCCATCACCGTTGTGGTGTCAATGGTCAGCTCCACTGAGGCCACACTGCTGACGATGATGACCATGCGGCAGGTCTGCGAACGCCCTGAGCCTTCGGCAAGGGTAGGTTTATAACTTTCGGCCATGTTCGCCACGGCAATTAACGTTCCCGCATCATCGTACAGGCCAAGCTCTCGCATCCAGAAACCGCCCACCTCCGGCGGAATAACCAGCTCTGCGATAATATAATTACTGTTTCGTTTGTCCTGGCTGATTTTGTTCAGCGCATGTCGCCAGACTTCGTGGATAAGCCCGGTCTGTCCGGCATCCGGGACAGGCAATTTACCACCGCCATCCCCGACGGCCATCGTGGTAATGTTGACCTTCCGCCCTCCCGGTGCGGTTGCCGCTGCCAGCTTTGCTGCACCGGCAGTGGTGATAACGGTTTTGAATTTTGTGCTCATTATTCCTCACTTATCCGGGGTAAACCGTAATTACATCGCCGTCGTAAGCCACACCACCGGCGAACAGGTAGCCGGGAATGTCCCGGGTAATGTTCAGGCCAATAAGGTGGCGGCTTGCAGGTTTGGCATCAGCAATCAGCCGTTCCATTTCCTGATACATTGCCTCTGTGATGCCGCTTTCCAGTACACCAATATCAAGCCGGAAGGTGCCGGGCGGGTCACTGTTTTCCCACCACTCAGTCACGTTGATGAGATAGCCGAGCGGCTCCACCACACGCCGGATTGCACCTATTGTGCCTTTATGACAGTGGATGAAATACGCATCGCGGATAACGGCGCGTTTTGTCGCTTCCGGCCACTTTTCATCCCACCTGTCGACCGAAAACGCCCACGCCAGCCACGGCAGCAGATTTGCCGGACAGGTGTCCGGGTTCCACAGCTCACGAATACTGACCGGCGTTTTTTCAATTTCCGCACAGGCTTTTGCGGCGGCGACCTCAAGCGGTGATGAGCCGGTCGGCAGCAGTCGCGAATCACTCATCCGAGCCTCCGGTCACGACGCGGTATTCGGTACAGAAAGACGCCTGCGTACTGTTGAGTACAATGTCGGCCAGCGGTGCAGCCAGCTCGACACGCTGCACGCCTTCCACATGCAAAGCGGCATAAATGGCAGACAGACGGATGTCGCGCCCCAGCCGGTGCTGTGCCGTGATATACGCTTCCAGTTTTTTTACTGCGGCCGCGCGGATGGGTTCGCTTTCGGGACCAGGGTAAAGGTAAAGCGTGGCGTTTATCTGGTATTCAACGATGGCGGCAGACTGCACGGTCACGCGGTCGGCCACCGGCCTGACGTCCTCGCCATTAAGTGCGTTACGCACCACAGCCAGCAGGTCTTCGGATGCGACGCCGTTATTTTCACGTGACAGCACAGAGATAGTGACGCAGGCCGGAGACGGACTGGTGACAGAGATATCCGCGACACGCCCGTCGGCACTGCGGCCATGATACTGATAGGCACCCACCGACCCGGCGACGCTTAAACCTTCAAACGCCTGCTGAATACGCAGCCGATAATCGGTGTCAGATTCCATCACTGCCGGTGTCGGCGGAATGGTCGAATCATCTGCCGGGGTGATAGTCAGGCGCGTGGTGTTGTAATTGGCACCAATCACATCAAGGTCATTACCGGCGGCACAGGCCAGCATCACCGCCCGTGCGGCCTCATTCACACGCTGACGCCAGATAAGCTCACGATAAGCATTTTCCTCCAGCAGTTTGACGAGAGGCTCAGATTCCAGCGTCAGGGTACGGGCGACCGCCTCCTGCTGGTCTTCCGGGTAAAGGGAAATCAGTGTCGCCTTGCGTTCGGCAAGAATGGTTTCAAAGTCCAGCTCCTCGACCACATCCGGTGCGGGTAGCTGGTTCAGGTCGATAATCGGCATGGTTTCAACTCACAGGGATGGTTAACGAAAGTGGCTGGCCGGTGTCGTTGTGCTGGCCGGTTAACGTGACCGTCATTCGCCCGTCAAAACTGCGCGCCGTAGTGACGGATGACAGGGTGACGCGGGGTTCCCATTTCAGCACCGCCATGTAACAGGCGACCTTAATCTGCAACTCAAGCGCCGGGGTCTGCGGCTGGTCAATCATTGATGCCAGCAACGAGCCGTAATCACGACGCATCACCCGTGAGCCGACCGGTGTGCGCAGGATATCGCCGATACTCTGGCTGATATGCTCAAGGTCAGTGACAGTCAGGCCATCACTGCGATTCATTCCGAGATAACGCGCTGTCATAAAGGACTCCCGGTTGTGCCGCCGCTGTCGCCGGGGTGTTTATGGGTATGCAGTACCTTACCGTTTGATGAGAGTTCACCGCCGGTGTGTTCAATGTTGCCGCGCATCGTCCCGCCCTTCTGCACTTCCAGCGTGCCGGTAGTCAGTTTGTTGGTGCAGACCACTTCCGGTGTGTCCAGGGTGATGCGGGTTGATGCTTTCACCATAACCACCGGCACCGTGGCAGTAACAGAATCAGAAGCCATCACGCTGGCCGTTTTAACTCCGCTTACCGTGAGCGCACTGGTTTCAGGTTCATACTCAATCACCGCCCCGTCAGGGAAACGGATATGCAGGGCATCCGCCGACGCAGACGGCGCGGGGTTATCGCCGGAATAAATCCCCGGCAGAACGAACGCCGTGTCGAGTTCACCGCCCACGGCCAGAATCAGCACCTGTTCCCCCTCGGAAGGTGCCCACCACGTGCGCGAACGTCCGGCGCGATGGGTCAGCCACTGAAGCCAGTCGGTGCACATGCCGCCGGTCTGCACACGGCAGCGACCGGCGTTAAGGTCGGTTTCGACGATAATACCGGTGCGGATCATGTTGCGCAGTGCACGCGCAAGCTCTTGTAATGAGTGATTTATATTCATTTTTCAAATATTGAATTTTTCAGCACTCACAGGCAATAAATGGAACTTGTATTGATCCTCTTACAACGTAAAATTGGCATACCATTAATAATGTTGGCGTTGATATATGAAGGCGACAGAGGTTTTTATCCCAGGCGGTTATCCCAACCACACACTGGTTGAGGATCACCTAGTATCTAAACAGCAACAGTTAATCGATACACTTGAGATGGGCACCATGCTGATTTCTATCTCTGGCCCATCAAAATCAGGAAAAACTGTCTTTGTTAAGAAAGTACTTGGAACCCAGAGGCTAATCGAAGTAACTGGAGCAGGGGTTCAATCTGCTAATGATTTATGGAAGCGCGTTTTCGACATACTTGGTGTACCAGTAACCCAAGTTCAAAGTAAAACTGGCACCTCATCATTTTCAAGTACAGGAGAATTATCTGCCCAAGCTGGTGTAATTTTAGCAAAAGGTAGTCTTAAAGGGTCTGCATCCGCTGGTTATAGTACAGCAGATCAAACCTCAGAATCATTTGCGATAGATCTCTTTCAACTAATGAAGCGAGAAATCGCAAACACAGATTATGTTATCTTTATCGATGATTTTCACTATATTGCTAAAGAAGCTCAAGCCGAACTATCACGACAAATAAAAGATGCCATAGCTAATGGCTGCAAATTTATTTGTGCATCAGTGCCATATCATTCTGATGATGTTCTTCGGGGTAACTCTGACTTACGAGGTCGGATATTTAATATTGATTTTGATTATTGGGATGAATCAACCTTAAAAATTATTGCTCAGAAAGGATTCAAACTACTCAATATAGATGCCTCTGATGAAGTTATAAGTGAGTTAGTAAAAGAGTCCGCAGGCTCACCACAACTAATGCAATATTTATGCTTAAACTCTTGTTTTGAAATGAATGTCAGAGAGACTTCTGATACTTCAATAAAATATCAAAAAGATATTGCCACATTGCAAAGAGTGTGCAAACGTACACTTCAGTCAGCAGATTACAGCACGATTGTGGATAAAATGCGCGAAGGACCTAAAGTGCGTGGTTCTGATAGAAAATCATATATATCAAAAGATGGCTGGCAAGGCGATGTTTATGTCTTTTTATTAAAAGCCATTGCTTCTAATCCTCCGACGCTGACATTTCGTTATTCTGACTTAGTATCTCGAGTGACCTCGTTATGTCATGGCGATAGCCCAAGCGGTTCTAGTATAACCAGTGCATGTCAGCACTCAACTGCTATTGCCAACGATGCTGCAAATAGCAGTATTATCGAGTGGGATCAAGAAAGCGATGTATTAGACATCAGAGATCCTTACTTACTATTCTACCTTCGCTGGATTTAGTTATATAATATCCCAAACATATACTAAGGCTACACGGCTAGTGTAGCCTTAGTATTTTATATACTAGAATATAGCTGATGAAACTATATTTTCATCGTCCCTAATGAGATAGGTAGCGAATAATAACTTCTTCAACAAATTTCGTATCACGCTCTGAGATTCCCATAAGTATACGAACAGGATAAACCACAGCCTTACTGTTGTAACTAGGCTTATCAGCCAACCCAAATTGATGTACTCTCGCAATACACTCAACCTTACCAGTAAACTCCACCACCGCCGCACTCTCGCTAGCTGTTGCTTTCATAAACCGGTTAGTGCGTAATTTCACAAACATTTCCCGCTTTATCCGGCCTTTCTTATTTCGCACTGGTTGGTTTTTTCTCGGTACATACGGCGTACCATCCGGGCCTTTTTGTAATTTAATTCGCTGCTGCTGGCGCTGGCGCAGTTTCTTCGCAATATCTACCGCCAGTCGCCGACGCCCTGACGGTGACAGCGACTCAATCATTCCGGTCAGCCGGTCTTCAAAACGCTTAAACTCATTCATCCCACTTGCTCACCAGTTCGCCATTGATATACAGCTCCATCGGGCGGGTGACCGGCTCCGGCGGCGGGGGTTCCGGGATATTCTTCACATGCAGTGCGCCGTCCACCTCACTGACCAGCGTGCGCTCGGTCAGCATCAGGCTGATGCTGATATCAAAGCTGCTGTCATTGTTGATGTCCGCATAAAACGTGAAGCCCTTTTTCTGGCCTTCGTCGGTGGTCATGATGTCGGGCTGATTTTCCCGCAGCCACGCCAGCACCGGCACGATGAGCAGGTCAAAATCACCGGTAAAGTCGGTCACAATGACATTGAGCGTGTAACGCTTTTCGAATGACAGCGACGTCGCCAGTGTGGAGGCAATACTCCCGTTATCCACGAATATCCGCAGCATCTCGGGGCTTGTTTTCAGCACCGTAACGGCATCAGTCAGCGCCCTGCGCAGGCTGTCGGGTTTGAGCATCGTTTTCGTCCTGACAGTGTTTAATCATTTTTACCTGGCTGGCACAGCGTGCCAGCGCGTTCTCAAGCTGCCGGATATCGGCACTTAAATCGCCGTTCGTCTCCGGGTCACTGCCCGGCATCGGGCAAAAACTCACTTTCGGGCAGGCGTTGTGGACAATCACTGGCGTCGGTGCAGGCCGGGCGCTGGTGCAACCGGCGCACAGCATCAGGCAGGTCAGCACCGTACCAGCGGCGAAAATCTTCGTTTTCATTCAGTAACCTCGTGATGGTTTTCTCGCGCTGTGCTTCACGCTTCGCGGCGTTCTCCAGTTCCTGACGCAGTGCCACCTGCGCCAGCTCGTTTTTGTCTGCCCTGGTGAGCGCAACATGAAGCTGATTTTTCAGCATGGTGATGGTCGTCTGCTGCCCGCTGGCGACGCTGTTCGCCCTGTCCAGCGAGGCGCGCAGTCTGGCGTTTTCATGCTTCACCAGAAACAGCCCCGCCACCGCCAGCGATAACAACACGACCAGCACAATCATCAGCTTTGACATGGTTCCCGCCCCTCAAAACGCTGACGACAGGCCGTATGTATCAGCCGGAAAAACAGCGACGCCACGAGATAAATCAGCGCGGTAAAAATCCCCCCGGCAGCAATCAGCGAGATAAACGTCGCCACCATCACAACCAGCGCCGCCGCCCGTCTGCGCCACGGCACCGGCTGCAAAAACAGCGCCGTGACAATCTTCACGGCCAGCGATTCCGGCGGCAGCTCCCGCCCGTAGCGTTCCAGCACATACTCAGTGGCATACACGCCGACACCACCGGCAACCACACAGATAACCGTCGCCAGAATCGCCCAGGCGGCGACAAAACTGACGGCCACGCTCTGCGGGTAAATCAGGGACAGTGCCAGCATCAGCGCCAGCGACACGTTCAGCATCAGTGAAAGGGATAATTTCTTCATGGTGTTTACTCCGTTTAAGCCGGTACGCCGCCAGCGGTACGCCAGACGGTGACCAGTTTTTCCAGTGAATGCTCACGCTGACCGTAACCGGCACCCGGCAGGGACGCCCAGATATTGCGACAGCGTGAAATGGCGCGCTCAATGCGCCCCGCCCGGATGTCATCCAGCGCACCGCGTTCGCGGATCAACTGAATGGCGAGTCTGTCCTGTGACAACGGACTGAAATCCGGCAGGGCAAGCTGTTTGCGGTAGTGCGGCCAGAACAGGTAAAGCTGCTGATAGCGACCGGAGGCCGTGGATTTTTCACCGCGACGGTTAAACACCTTCGCCGGTCGGCCATGTGCGAACGGGTGGTCACTGTAGTCGGTGAAGATTTCCGGCTTTCCGTCCAGTCCGGTGACTATCACGTCATAGCCCCGGTTTTTCGTCAGCGGATGATTCGCCGTCCCTTCGGACACGGCCAGCATGTCGAGAAAGGCAGCGATATTCTGATGCGTGTTAATTACCGGCATTACGGTTTCCCCCTGCCCTTAAAGCGGCGCTGAATGGCAATCTCAATCACCTGATAACCGGCGATACCCAGCATGGAGCCGATGCCGCACACCGCAGGCAGTGACAGGTCAGGAAACTGCACCAGAACAACACCGGCAACCATCGAGACAAAACCACCGAGCAACATGCGCCCGATAAACAGACGCGGGGTGATGGGTTCACCACCGGCAAGCACCTTGCCGACAACAATCAGCACCCCAATCATGAAAAGCGACAGGACGCTTTTTTCTTCTGCTGTCATGCGTTACTCCCACAGATTGACAGTTTCAGCCACGGGCGCGGTCTGAACGTCGGGCAGTTCGACGGCGGAGCCATGTGGCAGCACCGCACCCAGTTCAGCCAGTCCCGGATTTGCGGCGAGCACGGTCTCAACCACGCCCTCAGTGCGCCCGTAATACCGGACACAAATGGCGTCGAGCGTGTCGCCCTGTAGCGCAAAGGTCTTCATCAGATTTGACTCACGATGCAGCGCGGCTTGTCCTGGATGCGCGCCACTGCCCAGCGCATATCCCGCCATAGCTCATCAATGGTGCTGTCAATGCTGTCGGCCTTCTTGTCTCCTTTCGCACTGGCATCCACGCCGCGGTAACGCTCATAAAGCGACGCGGTCGCCATCGCACACACGGCGCGCTCGTAGTAAAAAACTTTGATACTTTCACCGTCGATATCGTCCGCCGGAACGTCCGCCAGACGCGTAAAACCGGCGGCAATTTTCTGTTCGCGGTACTCGTACAGCTCCGCATTTGTTTCCGCCATGCCTGACTTGATGGCCTCACGCAGACGGGCGGGGGCGACGGTCTGCTCAAGGCGCATACGTTCCCGAACGCGCTTCGGGTCGATATCGGGAAAAAAGAACGTGTTTTTAATCACCGGCTCGTCGCCTGCCGGTTGCGGGATGACCACCGTACCCTCACCGGATACAGGAGCCTCCTTTCGCGGAATAATCAGCGTCATCATGACTACCTCTGAAAAGTCGGGCGGTGGACGCCGGTACAGTGTCAGGTGATTCACTCTCACTGACCGGCGTGCCGCCCTGGCGCGGGGCGCATTCGGTTGTTAACTGGCTTTCTTTTTCGGGCGTCCACGTTTTGCCGGTGTCACGCTCCGGGTCTTACGCGGGGTACGGGTGGCCGCTTTTGGCTGCGGCTCCGGCTTCGGTTTCAGCTCCCGCTCCAGTCGTTCAATCTCTTTTTTGACGCCTGCCTGACAGTCGAGCTGTGTCGCACGTTGCAGGTGCGCCAGCGCACCGGCGGCATCACCATCGTCACGCAGAAACAGACCGGTGATTTTGTGCAGCTTTGCGCGCACTTCATCAGGCATGTCAGCCGTGGCGGTCAGTTCGAGGGTCTCCGTCAGCAGGCGGGGATCCACAGACTCACCGGCAGCGTGGGCGCGCATGGCCGCGAGCGCCACCTCCTCGGTGAACATGTACGGCGGGGTGCGGCGGTGTTTACCCGGCATGGTCAGACCGTACTTCAGGGCATAACGGGCAATCTCCAGCGCACCGGCAATATCGCCGGTATCCAGACGCCACAGCATGACCGTCATCAGAATGTCATCCTGTGCACCTTTGCCCTGCTCCAGCACGCCGTTCACCCACGGCAACCAGAACGGCAGCAGTTCGCGTTTTTTCGCGGCCTTCAGCTCTTTTGAATAAATCGCTTTCAGTGTGCGCTGGTCTGCGGCCAGCTTGACCAGCATCTGCTCATAGACAGTTGCATGTCGCAGCGGGGCGGCTTCCCGCTGCGCGGTCATCGCTGCCGAGACCCGCATCATGTGGCGCTGTGCGGGACTCGTCATCGGTTACGCTCCCGGCTCTGCGGTCGCCTTAGCCGGTGTGGAGAAATCACCGACCTTAATTTTTTCCACCAGACAACCGGCGGCGTAGTCTTCCACCACGTAATCAATGTTCATTGACTCGTAGTTCTCCACGCGGTCGAGTTTCGGGTTTTCCACAATCACGCGGCGATGGCTGTCATCCATGTAGTAGATGGACAGGTTTTCCAGCTTCGTGATGAGCATCGCATCCGCCGGAAAGTACGGGACGCGCACTGCCGGCAGGTTACCGATGCGTTTCTGGCTGATGATGACGTCAGCGGCCAGCATTTCGCTGTTGTCCTGCTCCCTGTTGACGATGGGGAAATACTTGTCCGCCAGTAGCTGACGCCCCACAATCACCACAAGGTCAGGGTCTTCCTGATACCACGGCTCAATCAGGTTGTTGGTCGCATCCATCACCAGTGCATCGAGGCTGGCATAATCACCGCCCTTACCCACGCGGATGACCTCAGAGGTCGTGTGACCTTCCTCGTCAGTAACCTTGCTCATCACGCGCGCCGGGGCTTCATTGCGGTATTTCTGCAGCCAGCCGACCGCCACATCCTGCAGCATCTGGTTACTGCTGCGGTCAGAGGTTTCGGCACGCCTCACGCCGTTAAAACCGGCCATGATGAAATCAAGGGACTGGCGTTTGATAATGGCGTTACGGACACGGAGCTGGAAATCCTGATAACGCGCCCACAGGTCAAGCGTTTTGTAGCGGATATAAAAATCGAAGTTAATCTGGTCGCATTCGTACTTGTTTGACGCCAGCTTCGAGAAGTCCTTCGGCTGACGCTCGGTGCCACCGGCGGTGTCTGTGGTGCTGGCGATGGAGCCGGTGACACCAATACCAATTTTTTCCCCTTTCATTTCGCTGACCGGCACAATGTTGATGCGGGTCAGAAAGTCAGAGGACTCCTGCATGGTGTTCATCAGGGTCTGGGTGACCGACGGTTCAACGGTGAATTTTTTCGACACATCACCGGCGTCGATGCCGTTCAGCTCGGCAACACGGGACAGGTAGGCATTAAATTTAAAGCGGGTTTCCTGGCGCATAGTTTTTCCTGAAATTAAGGGTTAATCGTGAAGGTTTTCCCGGACTGGCTGACGCCGGTCAGCAGTTCGTCATCAGGGCGTCACCGCCACCGCCGGTGGCCTTGCTGCGGCGCTGCTGGGTCAGACTTTCGGTGTGGTCGAGACTGTTTTTCAGGCGGGTGAATGCCTGGCTGGTTTCATCCGCCCTGTCAGTCACCTCCTGCTTAAGTGCGGAAAAGGCGGTTTCCATCTCAGCGAGTCGCTGCTCAGTGGCGCTCAGCTTTTCCTGCACATGTTCAGCAACAGCGGTCACCGCTTCATGCACGTCATTCAGACGGGCGTCATCGCTGGCCTGTTTGCGGCCAAAAATGGATTTCACCTTTTCGGTCAGGGCGGTGAACACGGTTTCAGGCAGGTCTTCAAATTCCAGCTCAACAGGCGTTGCCACTGAAATCAGGTTTTCAGGGC